GATCTTTAGCAACATCAACGGTATATGCGTTTGCATATTGACTATGGTCACCTGCTACTGGTTTCTTCTCGGTTTTACTTTTATCTCTAGAAAGTGCTTTCTTTTCATCTGCTCCTGCTTCTGTAGAAAGATACTTCTTATATGCATTATCATCGACATAAATTGATGTATGCACAGTACCAGAAGGAGTTCTTTCAGTCTGGGATTGTCTACCAGGAACACCAGTGTGTTGTCTCCAACCACCACTCATGAAAGTTTCTGCCTGAGTCAGATAAGGACTAGCATCGTTATAAATTTGTGAGACAAAATCTGATGCAACATTACGACTACCTTGAGCAAATCCACTTCCTAAGTCACCACATTTACGGTTTCCTAATTTATCTGCAAGTCCTTCTGCATCACAATAAGTAGTACCTAGGAATGGAATGAATGCCTTTGTTCTATTATCTTGTCTGGTTCTATCACACCCAAAATCAAAGAGGTTGAACAAGAACAAAACAATTTGCAAGAACCCTTCAAAACCAACTGACGCAAGATCAAATCCATCAGCAAAAATTGTAGATCCTTCTTTCCAAGTATCAATAATCTTCTTTGCAGCACCAATACCAGAAAGAATACCTTCAGCAGCAGATACAATATTCTTTACAGCACACAGAAGACTATCCATTGCTGACAAAATGCCTTGCCCAAGTTTATCAATACCCTGATTGATAAAATCGCCAGCAAAGTCCAATGCTTTATCGAGGGCAGATTCAATAAATGAACTGAATGGTGACATCACCATGTCAATAAAACTACCGATCTGATCATCAAGAGTACAGATCTGAGACAAAATCAACTGAATACCAGTTTTCACAATTGCCATTGTTGCAGTTGGAATACCAGTAAATGATGCAATCATAGCACCACCAGAAGTTAGTTTTCCTGCAAGTTCTGTCAAAAACTCTCGCATAGCAGCAATTGCTTCACCGCCAATCGCCGCAATTGCGTTTTCTACAGATCCAATGATATTATCAAGTGCAACTGGAGCACCTGTAGCAACACTGACATATCCATTACCTTGAGACTTGATTCCAGACAGTTCTTTTGCTGCTGTATCAAGAACAGATTCTAGATGCACCGTAAGGGTCTTAGAAGGTCCACCAACGCCGTCTGCAGCAGCGACTGGGGGTCCAATACTCTTTGCAGCGCCTGCCGTACCAGTTTTGACGCCAACGCCCTGCGGGTTCGCTGGTGCGCTTTGAGAGTCCTCTTTAGTTCCTGCAGTTTGGACTGAATTATTTCTATTTGCGTTTTGCTCGTCTCCTTCCATGGTTGCCGTATTATTGGAACCTGAGGCAGTGGTGTAATTGACCACTTTACGCATTTCGCCGCCAGTTAGGGCAAAAAGTGGTTCCTTACGTGATTCTCCACCTTTGATAGTACGAAGAACTCCCATAACACAAGGCATCTGTGCTTCTTCACCGTCTAGGAAGAAACCTAGAACAATAGCACCAGATTGCAATTGACCAGAAGACTGTCCCTGACCATCATTACCTGGTTGGTTTGTAGGTTGTAAAACTAACGCCCATGGCAAATCATCTGTTGGTAGTGTCTCCATAGAACCACCATCAGCATCTGTATACCAACCCAAAATTCTTACTTTGACACGGTTGATCTGCAGGGGATCTTGGTTATCTTCAACCTCACCGATCCACCATTGCATTCCGTCCTTACCAAAGAAGTCATTCTGACGTTCTTTTACATATCCTTCAACTTGGGACGTTGCCATATTATGAAATCAAATCGTACATTATTTATGGAAAAACCTTATAGGTCTCATTTTTGGCGGAGTTTTTTTCCGCCCTTTTTCAGAATCAAAAGTTCGTTTTCATTTACGCCTTTTGAATTCATAGAATTGACAACCACCAAAGACATACTCGCCATATTGATCGGTGCCTCTATCATATACTCTATACAAATCAGGAAGTAATTCCATCTTTGTAGCAATTAGCGTACCATTCTTAGTTTGGCAATTACCATTATCTTGTCCAAACCACCCATTTCTACGTGGTGTCAAGACAATAGCACAGTTACCTTTTCTTGTCCAATCTGTGTTATAAGTTTCCATAACAACAGACCCATCATCATACTCTACGAATTTGTGTAAGGTATGGCGATAGGCATTTTCTTTACCTTCTGGATGTTTCCATTGCCAAGATTCATATCCGTCTGGGATCTTGATCCATTCAACAATGATTCTAGAAAATTCTGTAGGATACATTGAACATTGCTCAATATTATCCCAAACACCTAGAACATAATCTTCAATCTTCATATACTAAACATTCTGGTTCCGAAGGGTTTGCGTCACAGAATAGTTCTAGGTAGGTTGGATCATGATGATCGCCTGCTTCAATCTCTTTCTTGTGATGCTCTGCATACTCCTCCAATTCATGCAACTCACCTTCAATGTGGCGACGTTGATTAGGTGAAGTTAGAGGGTTGTCAAGGATCTCCTTGTCCTTTTCAATATGCTTTTCAATTGATTCCATAGAAATACGTCTGAGGGAATGTACTTATTTAGTATAATATTGATACCCTCTAGTGTCAACGGTTTTTGTTCTTACGCCGACGATTGCGTCTCTTGTTCTTCTTATTGTTCCGTTTCTTAGTACGAGTTCCTCCAGAACCCTTGCGGCCACCGCGATTCTTTCTCCGTGCCTTTCTATCCTTACGACGGATCGCTCTCCGTCCCGCCGTAGACCTCTTCTTGTTACGCCGCTTTCTTCTTTCGAGATTGCTGACATTCTTACCACGTTTTTTAGATCTCCGCCGTCTCTTCTTCCTGCTACCCAGTCCACGTCCAACGGCAGGTCTTGCACCACGGCGTCTAAGTCCTCTACGCTTCTTACGAACACGTCCCTTACGTTTCCGTCTACCACTAGAATTACCAGCAATAGTTGCGGTACTCTCATTATTTTTAGAACTTGCACCACCAGAATCAGGTGTAGAATCTCTAGTCAATAGAAGAATCGTTATCATTCTTCCATCATGATACTTATGCTCAGCACTAGCAATGATCCAAAGACCACTCCAACGTTGATCTGTGGGAATATTTGTACTGTTTGGTTTGTCTGGTAGTGCCTTCGGGATCGTGATATGAATACCATGACCTGCCATCAAATCTAAGTTACCTGGTACAGTAACTTGAAGTTGTTGATATAAAAGACTCTTCAGTCTTAGGAAATTGTATGATCCTGCTTCAACAATAGACTTCACACTCTGTCCACCAATTGGAGCAGACTGTTTAGATTCTTTCTTCTCCATGTTGCCATAACCACGAGTCATGACTGGTTTCAGTCTTACTCGTCTAGGAGTATCAACCATCGATGGTTCACCCTGAGGTGCCAACTTACTCATATCAAATGGTGGTTTTCCTTTTGGATTGACATGTGACATGTCTTTCCAGTTTCTTCTAATAGCATACTCATCCAATGCTAATGGTAGATCGCCTGATTGATCTCCACTAGAACTCTTAGCAAGATCAACAGGATCAAATCCTTGTGTATATCCTGCCCATGTACCATGCCTGAGATTTTCTAGCAGGTTATAAGACTTAGGAAATGAAATCGTTTGGATAATAAAGTCTTTAGTTTCTTCTGCCATACTTGGCAGGTTTGCTTGACCATATCCATAGTAATACAGTTGTGGTAGTGGTCTCTTACCAGCACCTTTCGATTCGCCTTTCGGTTTCTGCTTATTTGCATCTTCAATCATCGCATCGATTGTGATGTAATGATATCCAGATGTGTTCTCGTAGAAAATATATCCACTCTGACGTAGTTTACCTGTCTGTTTCTTGCGAAGAGACTTCTCTGCTAGGTAATTGATAGCATTGAATGGTCTCCAGTTTGGACAAACATAAGAAAACTTCTCATCAGTTGGTTCTGAATACAACTCTTTGTCGGTGTTGATATAGTCTGAACCTAGATACTCACCAACATAATCATCAGTCTTTTTACCTTGGAATGAACCAAATACATTGACAAGTTCATTCCTCAGAAACTCTTCTGAACAGAGGTGTAAATTATATACGTTACGTTTTTCAAATCTAACACGATCAGTGATCTTATAAAGTTGAAGATTATACTCAACTTTCTTTCCACTAACATCGTTTTCTAATGTAAGGAAGAATGTTTCACCACCTGCTAATCTACTGATGACATCACCAGAGTCATCAAATGCTATAATTGCTCTGATAGAAGGGGAATCAATCCCCTCCATGATTCTAACTTCGTTTACATACTCATCAAACTTATTAGTTTTGTTATCTGGTCCTGCAACGCCTTCAATCTCAAGACTAAAACCCGTTGTGCCCTGTCCTCCTTTTACGTCCATCAGAAACCTCCAGCAAACAGACCAAATCCAGGACGATAATTGTATATATCATCACTAGATAACCGACCACCGTCGCCACCTTTCGGGATAGGAACTTTGACTGGTTTATCTGGTATTGGTTTAGACATTGCTTGTACTTGTTTTTGTGCTGCTTGATTCTGCTGTGATGTTTGTGCAATTGCGGCAGCTGCTCCTGTTTTCTGTTTTGTTTTTACCGCACTCTTTGCTGTAGCAACATTATTAGTTTGAAGTTGTACTTGCCGTGGTTGTACAGTAGGAGGTTTGATATTTGCAGGTACTACCTCCCCTTTCGGTTCAGGACTGCCACCTTTTACCAAACGTTCCAGAGAACGTTCCTTCTGCTTGTACGCTCTATATTGATTTTCTAAATTTGCTGCACTGACTAGACCACCAGTACGAGGATCTTTGAACATCCCGAGTGATTTTGGTCCTACTGGTGAGCTCATCGCTGCCCTAATGTAATCTCTTTGATGCTTGAGTTGCATCATCTGTTGTTGGAATTGTTTTTTGAATGCTGGACTCTGCTGAGTACCACCAGCAGAGAGACTTTTGACTAACTTGATAGGTCCACCGTGTGATGCAAAAGAAATACCAGCACGCTTACTAGTTCCAGTTTCCATCACACCTGCTTCATCATTACGACGCCAGTTATTGATACCACCGTTATGACTTGCTAATCTAGTACGATATGCATCAATAACTGGGGCATAATTACCACTGCTCAGTGACTGTTTCACAGTATCTTTTATACCAGCACCAGACAAAGATCCATAGTTGAAGACTACAGACTCTAGTCCTGCCTTTACTCTATTCGGTGCCTTATTATAGTCACTGCCAACCTCATCGGTGAGACGCTTGCGGTGCTCAATAATATGCTTAGACTTGATCCAATATGCTTCATCGTCAGTAATCGTGTCACCCTTCTGAACCTTACCAGACTTACGGAATCCCTCTGGATAGTAAGTTGCACCAATACCAATCGTAGGAATCTCCCACCCATAATTAGCATCAGCATATGCCTTTAGTCTTAGACCTTCATAATTACCTAGCAGTGCTGCAAACTTCTTATCAAATCCACCACTGACTGATGTTGAACCACCTGCTAGTTCTCCCGTTGCAGAGTCTCTGGTTCCAGCTTCAGTACCAGGACCTGCAGTAGATCCATCTTCTGTACCCCCGAATGTAGCTGCATTGAGTTTTCCACCTCCATACTTTTTATCACCATCAATTGAATGAGCACCCTTTAGTAAGAGGTTACCCAGGTTAGCAAGCAATGACTCGACAGACTCTTGTGGTTTTACATCAGCACCAGTAGAGTTTGTGCCACCATCCTGTGATGTTTCGCTTGTAGTTTGTACATCACTATTGATTGATCCACCAGGAGCAACACCACCTTTACCAGGTACAACAATCCTACCAGTCCCAGGACCACGGTCAACCCAGATGCCATCCATCAATGACTTAGGATATACAACACCCTTACCTTTAGTATCTGATGCACTAGTGAGATTACTTTGTGCCCATCCACCCTTGGGAGTTGGGTTCAGTTTTCCATAGGGATCGTTTACAACGATGTCATTACCTCGGTAACCAATACCAGCAACCATGTGACCACTGCCACTGTTATGTTGCAGACCTAGGACAACAGGTTTACCTGCATTGATTGCTGATTTATATGCCTTATATGATCCAAAATCACCACCAGATGCAGGAACACCAAACTTTTTCATTGCTGGTGGGTGTGCTCCCATACTAGTGGACTTACCATGCTGCGAACGAACCTTATTATATTCGTCAGGCATGACATTCTTTCCTAAGATTGCCGAGACAACCATTGCAGCAGAAGTGGAGAAACATTGTGAGTCTCCACCAGTACCTAGAGCATCAGTTTTGTTTGATCTCTGGTTGAAATATGGTACGCTTAGGATTTTACCACCGCCAGCAGGAGGTGCTTTTTCTTCAGTATTCTTCGATTGACCTTCTGCAATCTTTTCTGCTGGAATCTCTGCACCCCCAGATGCCTTCAGTGTTCTACCTAAAGGACCACCATTAGAAAAGAAACCTGCATGTTGTGCTTCAGAATTACGACGTGCTGTTAGACCTTTATTACCTCTAGTAGCAGGAGTGTCATAAGGAACAACGAATGCAGACCCACCTGGTTTTGAGTACACCATTTCGGTGCCATGACCGATGAATGATGTTGACTGTCCACCATCTAGTGATACAGGATACCCTGTCTGTGGTCCTTGAATGATACCACCGTTAGCAAACCCACGAAGAGATCCACCTGTTGCCATCTTAGGCATAGCAGTAGCTTGCTCTCCCTGATCAAAGAAAGATCTACCACCAAGAATATTTCCAAACCCTGCCTGAGCAGAATTGAAAGCACTAATAGCACCTTCTTTCAGATTTGTTGCTGCTTGCCTAGGATCTTTTATAGCCTCTTGAACGCCGCGGCCAATATTACCTACCTGTTGACCTGCATATTCTTGTAGATTTTTAGGTGGTTCTGGAGCAGGTTGAGGACTTCCTGCATTCTGTCCTGTTGGTGCAGTTGGTTCTTGTGTAGTGCCAACACTTTCTGCTGGTCCACCCGCTCGCGTATCTCCTGCTGCAGCAGTTGTGGCAAGTCCAAACGCTGATGTTAGTTGATCTAATTTTGATTGTATCTCAGGACTAAGACCTGCAATCTCACTTTCCTGCTCATCTTCCTGATCAGTTAGATCTTCTTCTGCCTGTTGCAGATCCTTACCAGTGACACCATCATTATTCATGGCATCTAATGCCATACCAGTGCCAACGATAGCACCACTGAATAGCAATGCCTTACCAGCTTTACTACCAAATAGTTTACCTAATCCTCTTCTCAGTCCTTTAGAAGTAGCAAGTTTTAGTAACTTCTTACTAAACCACACCAAAGATTTGAAGAAACCTTTGAATACTTTGAAGACCATCTTGACGACGAACTTGATCGCCTTGCCGCCAAATAGTTTCTTGAATGCTAAGAATCCTGTTCCTAATGCAATCAAGAACAATCCACCCTTCAGGATCTCCTTCCAGAAAGGCATCTCAGTAAACTTAGCAATCAAATCTAGGGTAGTCATTACGATACCCGTAGTCACATTGAATAGGAACTTACCTACACCAATGATACCTGCAATAATTTTTTGTAACTTCTCACGATTCTCTTCCTTGCTCATCCACTTCATCAGTGGAACTAGAACAAATAATTTGAACAACCCACCGAGTAGATCTAGGATACTACCAGCACCCTTTGCTACTAGTGCTGCAATACCACCGAGAACCATACCACCGAATGGATCTCTTTTCTTTTTCTGTACTCCAGGTTTATCTCTTCTCTGATTATCCTTTTCAATTTTCTGCTGTTTTAGAAAGTTCTGTGCAGATATATTTTTGAACTTTTCAAACTCAGAAGCAATAGCATTGACAGAAGTGCCTAAGTTATTGAGACCTTCAACAACTTTATCATTACCTACCGAAACTATTCCAGGTTGACTTTCAACCCTTCCTACAAATTTGTAGAAATTGATCTTTTGCTTACGCTTTTCCTTATTGACTTTTTGATCTGCCATCAATAATTCTCAAACCTGATTGAGTGATCGGCCTTTCCAGTAACTGTAGCAATTACTCTGGTGCCCCGTGTTCTATTTATTGGCATTGGAATGACCTTTGGTATTGGAATGACTACCAAATCTTCCTCTTCCTTCTCATGAATAGCAGCAACAGACTGAGATGCTTTAGCAATACTATTTACTCTACCACCACCAGACATTTTTGCTAAGAAACTCTTAGCATATTTTATTCTAGGTCCATCATGTGCTACACCTGCACGTTCCCAGGTTTTACGGAAATCTACTGTAGCATTTGCAACGTCAGTCTTTTTCTTGAACTCTCCCCAAGATCCAGATGTGCCAGTACCTTTCTTGATAAATCCACCGTTACCTGCCATCAACTCAGACATCAGGAACTTGTAGTTGTCTGCATTACTTGGGATCTTATTATAGTCACCACCATAAGAAGCGATGAACTTATCATATCTATCACCAGGTGCAGAGTTAGTCCACTGTGCCCATCCATATCCCTTTCTAACTGTACCTTGAGGCCATGGTTTACTGTTCTTACCAAAAGGTCCACCTTCTCTGATACCAGGTATAAATCCAGCAGATTCATGTGCCATGTTACCAGAGATCGCAGCTGCTGCTTGTTTAGTAGCACCAGTGTCACTCATAATCTTTTTAGAAATGTCAACACCTTTTGCAGTGACACTACCATTGACTGCTAATGTTCCAGGATCACCTGTATATCCACCTCCACTACTAATACTATTACCTGAATCACTGTCAGTGGTAGAAGCGGCTGATTTATCTGGTGGTGTAGGAGGTGTTAGAGCATTAGGGAACAATGATTTCATTACTCCCAGTAATATAGTTGCAGCACCACCAGTAGGATCTGCTGCTTTCAATACCTTCATACCAATTTCAGTTGGAGGTGGAGGACTTGCTTTTTTATCTAAGTCCTTCTGCTTCTCAACTGTCTCGGATGTTCTTTTATGAACAGGTTGCTGCTTTAGGAGTGCTGCTTCAGATGCAGCAACAACTCGTTTTTCAACTTCTGCATGGGAAAGACCTTCTGCCCTTGCTTCTGTCCTTGCTTTCTGTGCTGCTTGCCATACTACCAAGTTAGAAGAACCAGTCTTGGTAGGATCAAGTACAGATCCACCCATAGACATCTTCACATTACGAACTAAACCACCTGCAGATCTCTCTGGTACATCATCCTCTGGAGTTGCAGCATTTAGTTTTTTCTCATCCACATTGAATGCATCCATAAATGATACATCTTGTTTGGGAATGCCAATAACATCAGCAAGTTTATCTGCTAACCATTCTCCACCCCATTGTGTAGCACCAGTGACAACACCAGCAAGGATAGCAGCACCAATACCACCAGTACCAGCACCAATAGCACCCAAGATAGCAGTACCAGCAACCAAACCTGCAATAGAACCAGCAAGTTTTAGTGCAACACGACGAGGATCTTGACCCGCCTTCAATTCCATTGCAGCAAACAATGTCTCGACAATAATGTCTAGAGGACCAATTTTGAATGGCGCTGCATCAAGAGCGTTCTTTGTACCTTGGACTGCAGGTTTTGCTATATTTACAAACTTCTTGAAGAGACCTTCTCCACCTTCTTTTCCTGCCTTACCTTTGAATTTATCAATAAAGAACTTGGTAACAGGGTTCCCTTCAATTAGATCTTTTGCAGTAGCCTTCAGTGGTGCTAGAAATTTATCAACAACAAACTCTTTTCCTTTTGCAGCAAGGTTTGTAATATTATCACTTAGTTTATTCCAGTTAGTAGAAACTGTTTGTGGGAATTCTTGTATTCCCTTCAGGAAACTCTCTAGACCCTCCTTATAACTTTTGTATTTGTCAATGGCGAATTCACTAGTGATGTCCCATGCACCCTTAGCAACATCAATTCCCTGCCCAACTTTCTGACCGAACTTGGTATTAGAAAACCACTTTAGGAGATCACTACCACCTTGGGCAACAGGATCAATAAATCTTTTCCTTGCCGCGTCTCTAGTTTCTGATAATGCTTGCCTAGGATCTGCTCTAAATCCTTCTACTATATCAAATGCCTTTTTACCAGCATTTTGTAGTGGTTTTGTGAGTTCATCAGCACGGGTGAGTAATCCTTCACCACCCTTTTTGATGACATCTAATCCATCTGTCAATCGTTTTAGTACACTAGGCGGCAAACTGTTCTTGAATGCCTCAACTGCAGCTGCAACTGCCTTTGCAATCTTAGGTTTGACTACATTTTTGAAAAAGTTTGCACCCCATCTAGCAATCTTTGCTGCAAGATCACTAATGAATGTGCCAACAATACTGAATACAAGTAAAACTTTCTTCAACCAACGTCCTTTCAGACGCTTGAACATGATCCTAACTCTTTGTCTTAGTTTTCCTAACCAAGTCTTATTTTTTAGTTTGTTGCCAGGTTTGTTTGGTCCATCTGCATCAGGTTTACTACGATCTAAACCACCACCATCATCTGATGACATCATTCCTAGAAGATCTAGGATACCACCCATCAAACTGAATGGGTTCAGGAACATCGCTAAACCCTTGAGAGCAAGGAATCCTACCAGAAGTTGACCGAATCCCATTATGGATTCCCAGACCCCTCCCAGGTCCCCCTTCATGATCTTACTAATACCACCGAACAGTCCTGCTAGACCGTCCATAAGATTAGTTACACCAAATGTACCCCATTTCCATAGGAAATCAAAGATTACTTTGGTAAACTCTACAAGTTTCTTTACTTTTTCTTGATTTTTTTCATCTGAAAACCATTTCATGATGCCAATAATGGCAGCAAACTTGATGAATGGTGATATCAGATTCCAGATAGGTGTCAGCAATTGCTGCAAAAAACTACCTTTCTTCTTTAGTTTCTTATCCTTCTTCCCTACTTCCTTACCAACTTTCTTTTCATCTATAGGTTTGACTGCAGCACCACGCTCTTGACTTGCTTCTTTTTGGTCAAGTTGTCTGTCTCTATCTGCTCTACGTTCTTCAACCTCTTTACTTCTTAGAGATATTGCACGAACTTCCTCAATAGATGTCAGTCCTCGGATTGAATTGTAAATACTATCCGTTGCTGCACCAAGTCTATTGATGCCAAGAACAATCTTACCGCTAGGCAGTTTTTTGGCGTTCGGCGTTTTCACGCCACTAGACTTCAAGGTCTCCTTATCCTTGGAAGTAAGACTTGGGTTTACAAATTTGTAACCTAGCTTTGCCATTATCGTCCGCGTGATTGTTCCTTATAACGACGTTCTTCCTCCTTCAAATATTCCATGAGCATCTGGATATAAATATCACGTTCCCAAGGAATCATATTTTCTATACAGTCAAGAGACCATTTATGATATTGTACTAGCGCGAAGTTAGTTTCATAATAGTTTTTTAGACTATTATGTAACAACGCTACCCGAAAAAAGACGCTAGTCCCTCCAGGGTCACCGTAGAAGTCACATTAGTATTGGGGTTGACAACTTCAACGTCATGCATCAGTTTAGGCATGGTTTCAAAGAACTTTTGTACCTTCTGAAACTGTTCAGAAGTCAGTTGCTCAAGAAACTCAATCTTTTCTTGCTTGGTAGAATCAGAACCAGGATAGACTTGATTCTCATCATAAATGTTATCAATACAATCAGATGCAAGGTCAAAGACTTGAGTGATCTCGTCTCGCTCATCATCACCAGTAATATTCATCTTGACAAAGGTGTCCAAGGAAGGATACCTCATAACCATACCCATAGTATCAGATAGTTTGATAGTCTTATCGTGCTCATCATCTTCTGAGATTTCAATTGCAGCAAGATTGATCTCAACTTGCACTTCAGTTTCACCATCGTCGGGTGCAGTCAGAAGAACCTTAGATGATTCACCAACAGACTTAGAACGAATCTTCAAGAAGATGTATTCAATGTCAAACGTTGGCAAAGAATCAATAGGAACTGTAATATTAGTACAGTCTTTGATGATCTGTTTGATAGTTTCAATCGTACTATTTTCATCTGATGTTTCCATCGCCATCAGTAAGAGTTTCTCTTCTTTCACAAGAAATGGTCTAAACTTTATGTTTTTACCAGTCGAAGGAAGTTTCAAAGTATACTGTGGAGTAGCAATCTTTGGTAATGCCATAGTGTAATCAATTCAGTAATTGTATTTAGTAAAAATCTATAGGGGTCAAAATTTTGGCGGAGTTTTTTTCCGCCCTTTTTTGGAATAAAAAAGTCAATTTCGATCTCGGTTTCGTTTCCTTCTCTCCCTCCTATTTCTCTTAGACTTATTAGATCTAGGTCCTTTGTTTTTATTGTTTGACTTACGCTGACTACGTGTTCGGTCCTTTATTTTCTTATTCTTTTTGGTCTTCCCACCAAATTTAGGATCAGCATAGAATCTATAGCGTTCATATGCAAAGGTAACATCCAATGTTACTAGTTCACCAGGGTTATTAGTGAACTGTAAGGTGCCAACAGATTTAGGGAACACATTATACATGTGCCACATACCTACAACTTTGTTGTACTTAGGCCATGACCTTTCATCACCACCTGCACGCTCATATACTTTCCTGTCTGCAGGAATTATATCTCTTTGACTTCCACGTTCAAACTTATAGATGAAGAATAATGGAGCAACATACTCATTATAGTAATCAACATACTGGTTGGCATCGTTTGCCATGATGGACATCCATCTTTCAAACACCAATAGGTTGACGTATGATCTAGGAATCAAAAACTGTACACTGATCTCAGAGAATGTACTACCAGTTGCATAACTAATCTCAGATCCGACTGCTCGGTATGAACCAGTCGTAACTTGTTTTGTTGGTGTATTGACCTCGTTTGCATACAGAGAAAAGATTCTCATGTGATCAATATACTTATCCTTGAACAAACCCCCATGCAATCCACCTTGACCAAGACCACCCGATAGTGCTCTAGGATAGGTCATTTGAAAATGCCAGAGTTGTGAAGTAGATACTCCATACTTCTCAGGTCCCATGACATGGGACATAAAGTTCTGTAGAGATCCACCAAGTGTAGACTCTGCTGCTTCAGCTGATGATCTAAATCGATTTATCTGTGGCATTAGACTTTGAGCTCCTTCTCAGTTATCAACATAAACTCCATGGAATTATCATTACAAAATTCTCGTGCTGCTTTCCACTTTGCTTGATTGACAGCGTAAGTTACAACTTCATTGATATATCTTTTGGTATGTCTTTTTTGTGTCTTAGGTTCTTGCGTTTGATAAAACGGTTTTACCTCAACCACATACTTACCACGTCCTTTTATTTTCACATAAAAATCTGGAAAATATCTGTGCTTCCTTCCATCAGCAGGTGATGTGTATGGAATAAAAAACTCTTCACTGCCCCATTCTAGGACTGACGGTGTAATATCACACCATTTCATAAACTTATATTCCCAAGATGATCTATAAACAATGTTTGTTGTATCACCTTTATACTTCATCGGAAAAGACGGTCGGTACTTTCCCTGGTATCTCATCACTAAATAGTACATAGACTGAAAGTATTTAGGTTCTCACATGGCTAATCTAATATATCCTGTTGGCGTGCCTGTGCCTGGTGACTTTGATGATTATAATGAGGACTCGCCTACTGGTGCAGTCGATTACTTGAGGATTCGTAGATTTCGTGATAAGAAAGCAACCAATGCTAAGAACAAAGGTTTCTTTTATAACAGGGCAGGTGGTTATCAAGGAGGAAGGAAACAAAATGGTACTATTTGCTTCTTAGCATGTCCTCCTGACATCAAAACAAATTATGTAAGTAAATATAGTGAGGTCAAGTTTGGTGCTGTAGGTATGGCTGCTGCTGGAATGTTAGCAGAAGGTTCTAATTTGACTACCGAGAGTGCTACAGCATCTTTGCAGAAGTTGGCAGGAGATCAACTACCTCAGACTGTCCTGGATACCATCTCAAAAGGAACCCAGGCCGTTGGTAATGCACTTGGATCACAATTTAGTGGCGGAGCTAACGACTTACTTGCAGTCTCTCAAGGTAAAATCTTCAACCCATATGAAGAGAATATATTTCAAGGTATGTCATTTAGATCGCATACATTCTCATTCAAAATGGTAGCACGAAGTGAGGCAGAGTCTGCCATCATCGGTCAGATTATTTCATACCTAAAGGCAGGCTCATTAGCATCATTCAATCCACAAGATGAGACATCTGGTGGTGGTTCTGCAATGCTCGGTGAAACTGATATCGCTGGACGTTATCTACATGTCCCTGATAAATTTGAACTTTCATTCAGAAGATTGCTATCAAATGGTTCGGAACTATCTGAGATACCTCACTATAAATTTGCACCATGCGTTTTAGAAAGTGTGGCAGTTAGTTATACACCTGATGGTCAGTATGTAGCATTCAAAAATGCTGATGGTGAAGTAAATAAATTGCACGTACCTGCAGTCGCAATCAGTCTGAACTTCAAAGAAGTTCAATACATCACAAAAGAAATGGCACTTCAAGGATTCTGATATGGCAAACTTCTTCGACTACATACCAGACGTTTACTATGGTGTAGAAGTATCCAAGAACTACTTGGAAGAATCTTCTATGGAATATGTACTAGGGAAGAACTTCTTCCGTAGTGCAAGAATACGTGATGACTTTGAGCAGTATGCAACTCTATTCAAACCATACTATATTCAACCAGGTATGAGACCAGACATGGTTTCTTATGAAGTGTATGGTGATCCAGAACTAGACTGGATACTTCTAATCATCAATGATATCTTTGATGCCTATACAATGTGGCCTAAGGAACCTGTAGAACTATCAAATTATGTCACTGAGATATATGGTGAAGGAAATGAGGTTGCTACCCATCACTGGGAGACCAGAGAAGTAAAAAATGGAGATGAGATCATCCAACGTGGTGGTTTGACAGTAATGCCTAATTATACTGCAATCAATTACGTGACTGGTGAAGCAATCACAACACCAGCATATGAAATTACAAACTATGAGTATGAAGAAGACATAAACGAAAAGAAAAGATTCATCTACATCATGGATCCAAACGTCATTAGTCAATTTGTTTCCGAATTTGAATCACTATGTGACTACGATGATAATGAAGACATTGAAGATGATGGAGCACCACTTACCGAGATCCTTGAGGTAGGTAAGTATCTGTCATCACAAAGTGGTGTTGCAATCTATCCAGTCTTTGGTAAGTATAAAAACTTTGTTGCTGCTGCACAATCCATTAGAGCATCACTAGAACCTCAAGAGGTTACTACTTCTTCTGGTGGTATAGCAGCTCAAAGTAGTGTCACAGGTAGGTCTACAGGTTATACAACCACGACTACTACGACTACCACCACGTCTACTACAAGCAGCAGCAGTAGCAGTAGTAGTTCTTCTAGCAGTTCCAGTAGCAGTTCTTCTAGTAGTTCTAGCAGCAGTTCTTCTGGTAGTAGTTCTTCTTCTGGTGGTGGATATGGAGGGTACTAATCCTAATCCCGAGGACTCTATACTAATAGAAACAAACAAAGACGGACTTGCACTAATGTACAAATCCGTCTGCTTCCACTTGGAAAAGTGGCCTGGTAATGAATTGAATCCTTATGAGCAGATGGATCTAGCTCAGTTGAAAGATAATTTACTTCGTATTATGTTAGAACAACAGTTTAGAAATCAAATATAAACAAGGGCGAGTGATAATACCGACGTGCTTTTCTTCGTCCATGT